AGTAGATCTATCAGACTTAATAGACGATCAAGAAGTAGATCTATCAGACTTAATAGACGATCAAGAAGTAGATCTATCAGACTTAATAGACGATCAAGAAGTAGATCTATCAGACTTAATAGAAGATCAAGAAGTAGATCTATCAGACTTAATAGACGATCAAGAAGTAGATCTATCAGACTTAATAGACGATCAAGAAGTAGATCTATCAGACTTAATAGACGATCAAGAACAACCTGTGTTACAAGAAATCACAGACGACGAAGAACAACTTGTGTTAGAAGAATTCACAGACGAAGATGAAGAACTAGAAGAAATGGAGAAAGATGAAAAAAATGATTTTCTGTCTAGAAGTCAAGAATTCTACTATTACTCTATGAAGTATCTTAATGAGAAATACGATGAATGCTTCTTAAAACCTCTATCGGTAACAAAAACACAAAATGGCAGTAAAGAACCAGTTGATATCGACAACGATTATCAACTATTATGGGAAGACAAACCATCTAAAGAGACTGTTATTAATGCAGCTAAAAATGATAATGTAAAACTTTATGGCAATAGTTATTCATTTTATGTTGATGATAAAAACAGAGATAATAAGAAGGTTATTGATGGTTTGTTGTATGTTAATAAGAAATTAACACATAGAATTATGGAATGTGTGAAAGGTAAATCTAGATTTATTATCCTAACATTAAATATTTCTAATATACAGGAACAGGATAATAAACGCATAGATATCTCACATTCTAATATTCTTATATATGATAAGAAAAATAATACCCTAGAAAGATACGAACCGCAAGGACCCGGATATAGCTTTTTACAGAAAAAGTCATCTAAGCTGATAGATGTTGATTTACTTGAGTATTTTATGGATATCGGACTACTCAAATCGAAAGACGATTATTATTCTCCTATCAATTTTTGCCCACAATGGGATAAATGGCAAGAAGGAAGAGTAGGACACCAGATGTTACAAAATCTTGAAAGTAAAGAATTTGTTCAAAGTTGCGCTACATGGTGTATGTGGTATGTCGATGATAGATTACAAAAACCTAACATATCACGAGATAGAATTATTCAGGAATCTATAGAAGAAATGCAGAAGAGTTCTAGAGGGTTTACTAATTTCGTTAAGAAATATTATAGAATTATTCAGGAATATAGAGACAAAAAATAATTTTTATAAAGAAAACTTTATAAAAATGGAGTGCCCTAAAGTAAAGAAGGATTTTCCATGTGGAAGACAATGTGTTCATATTGTTCGTAAAACGCCATGGGCGAATTGTGAATGTGTAAAGAAGAAAAATCAATTAGATTCACTTATATAAGACGCAAACGAGGTGCAGGTTTGCCTTTGGTTCCTGGTCTGAATACCACGATTGTATTTCCTACTAGTCTTTCAGATTCTCCACTCACCAAGGTCTTGTCTTCATGCCATAGAAAAGTAGAACCACCACCATCAAGGCCAAACGCAGTTTCGCATCCAGCCATTTTCATCACCTCTTGCATTTCTTCAAATATTAACTTTTTGTTGCTTGATGCAATAATTATCGTACCATCTCTTCGTTTACCAATCATCGACCTTTGGTTGGGGATCGTCAAGTGTCCTAAATGTCCTGGAGGCCCTTTCTCTTCCATTTTTTCTTTACTTGTTTGAGGTATTTTTACTTTTTTCCCTGACTTCAGTAGTACTGGTGAACATGTGAGAACATACCTGTTCTTTAAAACATTTGGCACATCTGTTGTGAGTTGGAACTCTTGTCCGCGTGACTTTTGGACAAGCCAACCGAAACGGTTTGGGTCTGTGTAGTCGTATCCTCGTTCTTTTGGATCATCGACACTCTTGTAACTTCGAACCGCAAATGGGCCTATTCCGTCTCCAACTCTTTTACCTATCGGTGGAGGCGTACCGTAAGTAGACTCCATCTTGTCAAAGTAAAAGAAACCACCATTTATCACTGTACTAATATCTGGTTGAACAGCAATGATTTGTTCCAGCGTGGCGCCTTCGCCAACAACCTGTTTTGGTTTTAGGGCTTCTGATGACTTTGAAATGACCATACAACAACGTTGTAGGTCAGGTGAGACATCTACTGTATAAACACCATATTTCTTCATACATGGTTCAAGAATGTTAATTGTGTTAGCCATTTTATTAGCCGTTTATAATAATTTCAATTAGGTTCGTTTTTCCAAATAAACCGTAACATATCATACACAATTGTATGAGGAGGATGACCGCAATGTATCTCGTCGCCGTAATTTTCAGAATATTGTTTCGCTAGAACATTGTGAGGGTTATTAGGGAGTTTAATAGGAAGTCCATCTATAGTTTCTTTTTTTATTGGATAAATATCCTCTTTTAACCATGTCTCGTTAAAGTTTAGCATAAAATCTTCACCGATCCAATTTTCTATCTTAGATATCTTATTATCAGAAACTTCTGTAACGAAGAAAATATCCATAACCGGATTCAAATGTTCTAACATTTTAATTCTTAAACCTCCTTTATAATAAGAAAAATCTTCAGTAGACCCAACCATAAAAAGTGTTTCTAATCCGTGTTTGTTTAATATGTTTCTAAATTCTGGAGTAAACATGAACTTTTTATGTTTTTCGTGAGTATGAGCATCCAAATCATCATCCCAGGGTAAGAATGTTTTATGTCTTTGAAATCCAACTAAAGTTCCGCCAGAAATCCAATACTCTATCTTACATTCTTCGAACGCTTTATCAACGCGTTCATACATCTCTCTCATTAATAGCAAGAATTGTTCTTCTAACAGAAATGCTGTTCCTTTTATTGGTAAATCTGGAACCTTGTATTCTCTCTCGCCTATTTTGTATTCGAGATTCGGCTTGATAAGAATATTGGTTCTGTTCTTGGAACTTTCTTTTGTAAAAACTAGAAATATACACACATATACTATCACAAATATTGATATTAGATAAAAATAGTTCATTTTGTAAATTGAATTTTTATTTAAAAATATTTATCAAAAATCTCATTACTTTGTTATCAGTTAAGATATAATGATATAGATCATTTTATATTGAAATCAATATAAAATTAAACAGAATTAACTTCGTAGACAGGAGAAATCTCGTAAGGAGGAGGAATTTCTGAAAAGTCTTCTTGTTCATATTCTACACTATTCGTATAATATTGACTATTACAACATTCCATAATTATAAAAAACACCACCAGTATCAAACTTATACAAGTTAGCCCATAAAAAAAATTATTTACACTCCCTATGTTTATATAATATTCTCCGTCTTTTACCCAACATGTTATCGTCTTATTAAGGTATGTATCGATTATATTTTCAAAATTCAAATCAAAGGGTATTATATTGCTGACTAATGTGCAATTTGTATTGTTTGATTTTTTATTTAGCAAAAGGTTGCCGCCAACATACATTTCTATACAATAGCAAATGGGTATACAGAAATCTGTAGTACAAGTACAATTTCTCCAAAAATAATAATCGTTAAAGGAAGCTGGATACTTGATTTCTTCTACAGAACAATTTGTTTTTTCATATGTGTCGTCAAATGTATATATAGATAAACCTGCGAATATTAAGATAAAAGATACACATAAAAATCTAGGTATAGAAAGAGGTTGTTTTGCCATTTTTTGAATATATTTTTTTTTGAATTTTCATTTTGAAGATGAAATTTTTATTATTTTTTTTAAAGTAAAACCAACATGTTTTCTTCCTTCCAATATTCTATCTTTGTAGATGACGGAAATGCCATTTTTGAAATAAAAACCAACGGAGTTATAAAACAAAAACAAATTGATTTGAAAGAAAATGGTTGGTGGACTGGCGAAAATCCATATGAAAGTGTCAATAAAGTTCATCACTTTATTAGTCGTAAAGACGGTGAACTTATTGCTACAAAAGAACCATATAACAGAGTAGTATATATAGAAGAACCTGTTAATGATTACGATGAACCGAAAATTTTTACTAGAGCAAGACAGTTCGAATACGATTTTTGGATGAGAAATAATTTTCCAGATTCTACTAATGCAAAAATTTACAATATTTTAGAAAAATTTCATAATCAAAATAAATAATAATTTCTTATAAAATTATTATTAAAAATGTATAAAATTGGTTATACTACAGGAACTTTTGATCTTCCACATCATGGACATTTTGAATTATTAAAAAAATGCAAGTCCTTTTGTGATAAACTTATAGTTGGTTTAGTTTCCGACGAACTTGGTGAGAAACAAAAAAGAAAACCAATTTTATCTTACGAACATCGTAAAAGTATACTTGAAAACTCAAAATGGGTAGACCATGTAGTTGTATTTGAAGGCTCTTCGAAGCAAACAGATTATGATAAAATGAAATTTGATGTCCTATTTATTTCAGACGAATATTTTGGTTCAGACGAATACTCGCTATTTGAAAGCACTCCTACATATTATTTTCCGAGAACTACAAATATTTCAACAAGTGATATTTTCAAAGGTATAGTCAAAAGAGTAATAGATGAAAGTGAACTTTTTTCCTCGGGAACAGGTGGAGATATTTTAAAATTCAAATGGAAAAATGAAGAGTCTTTCATTGTTAAACCTATAAATTTAGGATTAGGAGAAGAAGACAACACAAGTAATTTTTTTAAAATACCAATCCCTCCTCCAAGAAATTGGAAACTCCTTGGAGAAACAAACAAAGAACTTCCATTTCTAGCGGGAATCAATCCTAATAGAGAAATTTCTATGGTCCCTATTTTATCAGGAAAAAAATGGTTTTTGGCAGAGGATATTATAATAAAAACAAAAAATCAAACACCTATATCAATATCTCCAAAAGAAAATCTTGCGGATATGATAAATATTAAAAGAAAATTTGGTAAAAAAATAGTATGGTTGGTTCAGAAAGACGGAGGCGTAACCTTGGATAAGTTTTTTAAAGAAAATAACAATGACGTTCTGATGAAGAAGAACTACTATATAATAATTAGATCTTTAATAGAAGAAATGAGGAGTTCAGGAGTCTTGCATATGGATCTCCATGTTCATAATATTCTGGTAAAAAATAACCAAGTATACTTTATAGATTTTGGTTGGTGTCTACATAGATCTTTTGAAATGTGTTCTGATGAACGCTTTTATTATGAAAACAAATTAGAAGAAAATTTTGATTTAAAACATTTCAGAGAATCTTTAGTGGTAATGGGTATAGAAAACGAAATACCGTCTTGTTTAATGTGATTAAAATTTCTTAAAGAAATTTTAGTAAAAATGACAGCGATAGGTATTGATCTCGGAACAACTTACAGTGCTGTAGGTGTCTTCCAGAATGGAAAAGTGGAAATTATTGCAAACGATCAGGGTAATAGAACAACGCCTTCTTGGGTTGCTTTCACAGAAGAAGAGAGACTTATTGGGGAAGCAGCAAAAAATCAAAGTTCCATGAACCCTATAAACACTATTTTTGATGCTAAACGACTTATTGGTAGAAAATTTAACGAGCCATCTGTTCAAAGCGATTTGAAACATTTGACTTATGATGTAAAATCTGGAACAGGTGGAAAATGCGACATTATTGCTAATTATAAAGGAGAAAAGAAGACTTTTAGTCCAGAACAAATTTCTTCTATGGTTTTAACAAAGATGAAAGAAACAGCAGAAGCCTATCTAGGAGAAACTGTTAAAGATGCTGTCGTAACAGTTCCTGCTTATTTCAACGATGCTCAACGCCAAGCAACGAAAGACGCTGGTTCTATAGCGGGTCTTAATGTTTTAAGAATAATCAACGAACCGACCGCTGCTTCTCTTGCTTATGGTATAGGAAATGATAATAAAAAGGATTCTAACATTCTCATTTTTGACTGCGGTGGAGGTACACATGATGTATCTGTTCTCAATATCGATGATGGTGTGTTTGAAGTGAAAGCTACAGCTGGTAATAGTCATTTAGGTGGAGAAGATTTCGACAATCTTCTTTTACAGCATTTTATGCAAGATTTTAAGAAAAAGAACAAGAAAGATATTAGTACAAATAAAAGAGCATTGCGGAGATTAAAAACTGCCTGTGAAAGTGCGAAAAGAACTTTGAGCAGTAGCGCGTCTGCAACTATAGAGATAGATTCACTTTACGAAGGAATTGATTTCTATACAACTATTACAAGAGCGAAGTTTGAAATGCTATGCGATGGCCTTTTTAGGGATGCGCTAAAACCTGTAGAAGATGTCTTAAGAGATTCAAAATTAGATAAAGGGAGTATCGATGAAGTTATTTTAGTAGGAGGGTCTACGCGTATTCCAAAAATTCAAACAATGTTAAGTTCTTTTTTCAACGGAAAGGAACTTAACAAATCAATTAATCCGGACGAAGCTGTGGCATATGGAGCTGCGGTTCAAGCGGCTATCTTATCAGGAGTGGACGATAAAGCAACTAACGAAATGCTCTTAATGGATGTTACTCCTTTAAGCTTGGGTCTCGAGACTGCTGGAGGAATCATGACAAATCTAATTGGAAGGAATACAACAATACCTACTTCAAAAAGCCAAACTTTTAGTACATATGTAGATAACCAACCAGCGGTAGATATTCAGGTTTACGAGGGAGAACGAAAATTTACAAAAGATAATAATTCTCTCGGTAGATTTCAATTATCTGATCTTCCTCCTAAACCCAGGGGTCAACCTCAAATTGAAGTCACCTTTGATATCAATAGTGATGGTATATTGAGTGTTTCAGCTGTAGAAAAGAGTTCCGGAAAGAGTGAAAATATTCAAATAAAGAACGAAAGCGGCAAATTGAGTAAAGAAGAAATTGAGAAAATGTTAGAAGAAGCAGAGCGTTTTAAAGAAGATGATGAGAAAGCGAAACAATTAGTTGATAAAAGAAACGAGGTGGAAAGTATGATATTTTCGCTTGGTGACAGAATACCATCAGAGGTTAAAGATAATGTAAATCTAGAAAGTATGAGCTACGAAGAACTTTGTGTTTTAGAAGAAAAAATCAAATCTATCCCTCCGCCAGAAGAAAGTTCTGAGAAAGACGATACCCAGGAACATGTGTCCTCTACTGTAGAGGAAGTCGATTAATTTATTAACATTCGTTAATAAATTACCTTTTTAAGAATCCTAGATCAGAACTTTTGGTATTTTTTTGTATTTTTATTTTTGGTTTTAGAAGTCCTTTAACTTCGTATTTAGGTTCGTGTCCTATATATCTCGCACATTGTAATAGAGTTATACCAACAAGTAAAATTGATAGAAATAAATACCATATATTTGGGGCGACAACTGTTCCTATATTTTCAGTATTTTTAGTTATATTTGAGGTTCCATTAGGGGCCTCCTTATTACATGCAACTTGTTTAAGATTTCCTTTTTGGTCTTGAACAAAACATTCGGCTCCCGGGCAATGTTGATTAAATGTAACTGGGTCTGCCATGGAAACACCGTTTGGGGCAGTTGTCTTGTTAAGTAAATCTTCTACAGAACTGTCTATTACACAAATACAGGGTCCAGAAGCCGCGCCTGTCGAACAAGGACAATTCTGTGATAGATTAATAGAACCATTTGAATCTGCTGTCTGAAGATCAAATTTTGACATTATACATAATGTGGCGTTACATTTTACATTTGTCCCTGGTGCATCCGAACCTGGCGCATATACTGCTTTTATTGCGTCGAAATATATACAAAGCGGATCGCAAGATACATTGTAACTAGAAGACTCCGGAAATAGTTTCTTTGCACTGATGGTTAATGGATCTTCTGGAGCAAAACAACCACACCATTTTTTTATAGGGACATATTTAGATATTGTACTTCTTGAAAAATTAGAACACATTAATTGTATAGTATCATTTCCTATACCATATACACCTTCTTGGCTATTTATAAAGAAACTATGTAATTGTCCTGTCATTTCTGTATAATATATACTAGAATTGTCCACTAATCTAGGTTTAGTTCCTATAGGGGCGCTGTTTTTTAAATAAGAAGTTGGTATAGGAGTAGCGAAATGTCTTATTAAAACAAATTTCATAATATAATTAAGTTGGGTAAGTAACGTTGACAAATTAGATGTAGATTTTGTCTTTACTATTTGAATTATGGCATTTAGAGAAAAAGAATTATAATTGGGAGTAGATAAAGACAACCAACTGTTATACCAATTTTCTTGTAATATCATTACCCCACCGCTTACTCCTGATATATTTTCTAATAAAACCCCTAATTGAGAAACAGTTCTAGAATCTTCTGTATCTGATGCAGAGAAACCATTTACTAAATCAGAAATATTTTTTATAGAACTTGTCACGTCGTTTGTTACATCTATTTCGTCTATATTTAAGCTGGTAAACCAATCCCATTTAATGTCATTCATAGGGTTTGTAATTCTAGACATTTTTATATTAATAAAATTCTATAGATATTTTATATAATGATACATTTTGGTTACTTGTTAAGTATTGTAACTGTAGCCATTTAGTATCGCTTGGAGCATGAAATTCTATATAAATAGGATAATACGCTATTAGCGACTGAGAAGAAGATTTTCCAATATCAACACCTTTATCTGTCACAACTTTAAAATTTATGGCTCCGGTAGTCGAAAATACAATATTAAATCTTCCGGTATTAGTATACCCAGAATAAGAGTCCAGAAAGACTTTTCCAACGTTTAAATTATAAGAAGATGTATTTGAGTTAAGAACAAGTAGTTCTTTATATTGGTTTGATGCTTGCAAAGAATTACTTGAATTATTTTGCATATAAAGAACATACTCTTTATCATACTTGGGTAAATAAACTAGATAGAAAACTGTTACAATAATAATAAGTATTACTGACAAAACTGTGTATAATCTGTTCACTATTATCATTTTAAAATGAATATTAATTATAAAAATAGAAATGAAAAATGGAGCTCAAAGCTCACTCTTACGATATTACTCTCAAGGACGACGCTGTTGATAGAAATGGAGAAACACATCTTGAAATACAATTATGGTGTTTCGATAAAGATTCACAACCATGTCTCGTCAGAATCAGAGACTTTCCAGTTTTATGTAAGATGGAACTACCGGTGTCTACAGATAAATATGGGAATATGATAAACTGGGAAGAAGATAATTCTGCCGATTTGTTAACAGAAATAAAGAATTATATGAATAATAAAGATATAGAACCATTTAGTCATAGTTCTTATCAAAAATTTACAAGACTGTATTATTATTCCGGCGGTAGAAAGTTTCCTTACATTGTTCTTGCTTTCAATACTATCAAAGATATGAGACAAGCTTCCAGGCGTTTAAAAACATTCTATTCGAGGAGTTTCGGAAAACTGAGCTTGATTTTTAGAGAAATGGAGATAAGTCCATATAACAAAATGTTCTCATTAAAGAATCTGGGTCCCACTGAACGATTCTTGGTTAAAGTTAACGAAGTATTACCAGACGAAGAAGAAAGGATTACAAAACCTGGTCCGTCTTGGAGACCTTTCAGAGAATATGAAGCAGATTGGAGAACAATGACAAAGTTACCAGAAGACATGTGGTTTACTTATCCTATTATATTCTCCTGGGATATCGAGTGTTATTCACATAATCCTAAAAAGTTTCCTTCCAAACATAATTCTAAAGATCGTATATTCTCAATATCTATCACCACTCAAGTTCATATGAAAGAAAATACGCGAAAGGATATAATTATTATCATCGGACCATCAGATCCAATTGATAGCGTTGTTACTTATAACGTTGAAGATGAAGATGAACTTATTAGAAAATTCTTCGATATAGTAAAAGACGAAGATCCAGATGTGTTCATAGGTTATAATATCTTCGGTTTTGATTATGACTATCTTGATGCTCGTATATTGACATCTGGACAAGAATGGGATAATATTGGAAGATTATTGGAACAGAAGTGCGAAATTAAGGATATCAAGTGGCACTCTGGAGCTTACGGACATAATAATATCAATTATATAGATGCAGCAGGTCGTATTTCTGTTGATATGTATCCTTATATCAAAAGAGATTATAAACTACCGTTATATAATCTGAATACTGTTGGTCATTACTTTCTTGGAGAGAATAAGACAGATTTGAAGTATGATGAGATGTTTGAAATTCACAAGGAGATGACTGAATCTATGAAAGTCTTGAGAGAAACAACAGGAAAAGATAATTGTATAGAGGCTATGAATGTTTTGAAAGATTATAATTTAAAAGAACACGAAGAATACAATCTTAAGAAAGCTATAGAAGGAAATACACTAATTGTAAAATATAATGTTCAAGATTCCGTTCTTGTATTAAAACTTTTTGAGAAGTTAAATGTATGGATTTCTTTGATAGAACTCAGTTCTATTGTGAGAGTTACCCCTATGGAGTTCTTCACAAGAGGTCAGCAGGTTCGTTGTATTGCTCAACTCTACCATGCCAGTTCTCATAGAAATATTGTACTTACACGGAGAGACACTGATTTCATTTTTTTCAATGGAGGTTATGTAGCTGATCCTCGTGCTGGTTTTTGGGAATTGGTAATATGCTTTGACTTTAATTCTCTGTATCCTTCTATCATGATCGCCTATAACATCTGTTTTACTACCTTGATGAGAAACATCGACGATGTAAAGAAAGACGACTATCATCATTTCAGTATCGATCAAGAAGAACCACTTGAAGTAAAACCCCCTAGTAACGATAATTTTGATTACGGTGACTATTTTGATGATGATGAAGGAGAAATCAAGGGCGACAAATCTCAAAAAGTAGATAAACACTATGATTTTGGGTTTGTCAAGAAGGATGTTCAAAAGGGTCTTCTTCCAGAAATTCTAGAAAATCTTCTTAGTAATCGTAAGGATGCAAAAAAAGAAATGAAGAAGGCTACGAAAATGATGGAAGTTTTTGATGATAATCTACTCATACCTTATCGCGAAAATACTGATATCAAGATTGAAGATTTGAATGATAAAGGAAGAGAATTGATGAAAAGTTATTTTAATGTAGAAACCGGAAACGTCAAAGAATATTCAGAAAGAATAAATCAAGAGTTTTTTAGTTATAAAGTTAAGGAAACTATGTATAATAGTAGACAGCTTGGTTTAAAAGTATCTGCAAACTCTATCTATGGTTTCTTAGGAGCTCAGGTAACAGGTAAATTTTCTCTCATCGAGGGAAGTATGTGTGTAACGTCTCGTGGACGAGAGCTCATTATACAAGCTAGTAAGTTCTTCGAAGACAAATATGACGCTATAACAGTTTATGGAGATACTGATTCTACTATGGTATATGTTCCTTCTTTGGGCAACGACCCGTCTAAAGTTTGGGAGATGGCTGAAAAGATGGAAGACCATATCAATGGTAAGGATGGTCAGGGAGAAGGAATTTTTCCTCCTCCTCTTTATTTAGAGTTTGAGAAAGCAATGCGATCATTATTTATGAAGAAAAAGAAGTATGCTTATATGACTTATGATCGTAAAGGGAATATTATTAAAGAAAAAGGTTCGGACAAGTATGAATTGAATGTAAAAGGAATTATCTTAGCTCGTAGAGATAATTGTCAATGGTTAAGAGATACATATGAAAAATGTATTAGATCTATATTTGACGAAAAGTCTATTTACGAGGTTTATGATATAATCAACAAAGCAATTGTCGATTGTGTTGAACTCAAATATCACGATGATAATCAAGAGAATATGAAAGAAATTACAAACCAATTATCTATCATTCGTGCTATGGGTTCTAATTACAAGAGTAAAAGTTACTTTCTTAGTATTTTCTCCGATTTGATGAAATCTATTGGTAAACCTATTGCTCCAAGTGAGAGATTTAAATTTGTTGTTGTAAACGACCACCAAGGACGCGACAAGATTGGATATCGTATGAGAACCGATGTTATGTTTACAGAACAATGGGATAAAGAAAACATGATATACGGAGAAAAACTACCTGAAGATTACGAACTGAAAACAGATCAATACCCTCCGGAAGAGATTGATTCTTCATACTACATCATGAATGTACTAAAAGAACCAATTGATCAACTCTTTGAGTTTGGTTTTGCGAGGGTTCTAGAAAAATATAAAGAAGTGCGTTATCAACCTTGTAACAAGAAACGTCGATGTAAACCTGTTGGGATTTCAACGCCAGTAAAAATGGTAGAAATGCTTATATTAGACAGAGACAAATCTCCAAAAGAAATAGTAGATACACTAAAAATGTTACCGGGCTGGTTTAGAAGCATTGAAGTATAAATTTGAATTTATTTACATAAAGATATGTAAATAAAATGAACCGGAAAGTAAATTGTAAAAGAAAAAAGGGAAAAGATAAGGCGAAAGAAAACTATAAACTAAATGGTAAGTATACTTCAAAAAGTATACGTAAGAAAGAAGAATTGCAAAAAAGGAAAAGCGACTAACAACAAAAACATTTTTTGTCTTTACAACAGCAAATTCTTGCAATACAGCACGAAACGAGAGAAAAAATACCAAGACCCGTATAGATGGCTATAGTCTGCGCGAGTTCAACATCTTGTTGTGAGACGAAGCACTCTTCTGTTATATTAGTCATTTATATTGTATTAATAATAAATTTTTAAATTATTCGTAAACATCAGCTGTATACTTATTTAGGATATTATCTAATCCTTTCGCTAAATCCCCTCTTTTTGGAAAATTTTTAACATCTTGTTTTATGTTTTCTATATTAGGTTTATAGATGTCATAATTGTGAGTAAAATTCAACATTGGCTGAGAACCTTGAATAGTTTCTTCTTGTAATCTCATCATTGCTCCTTTCATTCTATTCTGAGTATTCTTACTAAAGGTACTAAAGTTTTCGATATTGTGTCTATAAAAATCGTTGAGAGATTTTCTATAATGGGGATCTGTATGTTCTTCTCTATTATTATCTATAAGTTCGTTAAGAACTTCCTCTCTTTTGTCATCATCACCATGAGTAAGAAAATTTCTTAAATCACTTCCTTTTGTCATCCCGTTCAGCATTCTTTTTAATACAAGAATAATTTATATATAAATTACTCCAGACTCCTATCATCGTTATAGTAGTTGTCACTGTCTGTATTCTTTGTAAAGTCATCATTTTTATATTTGAGATATAAATTTTCTATTAAAAATTTGTGGTATATACATTTATAAGAATTGTTTTTACAGTTACATATATAGCTATCTTGGCTGAAAAAATATTTAGTAACAACAGGTTTGATATTGTTATTCATATAGTCATTTAAAGGTATATATATTATCTCTATCTCTTCATTTGGAATAACTAAATTTTTGAATTCTGGAAGAGTAAGATAATCAAAATGACAATTAGATTCATTGTAAACAACTCCTTTGTTCTTGTTATAAGGCAAAGTTAGACATTCAGAAGAGATAGTCTTATATTTATATAATGTTTTGTATTGCCTACTCAATAAATATTTTTTGTTCGATTTAAAAATTATCATATGAGTAGTGTCTTCTGGTATCATAATTTTTTTCTTCTGTTCTAAACTAGAATACCCAAAACACAAATTAATTAATTTGGAGATCATTTTTATAATTTAAATTATAAAAATTATTCAACTATATTATATATCTTATTTATTTTAAACTCCTAAGTTAGTGTACCCTGAAAAAAATATACATATCTATTGTTTCTTCTAAACTTTCTCTGTGTTCGCAAAATATTAAACTCTCGTAAGTTTACATATGAAGAAAAAATCTGTCTTTTTACATCCAAGATTGTTTTTTCAGATAACCTCTGACACCAACCTTTTCTGAAGATTCGTCTACCATAACCTGTTTGGCTACATTAAATTCCGAATCAAAAATGTCAGCAGTTATAATTACCTCCAAAACAACTGATTTAGGTGTTGTGGAAACTAATTTTACTTTAATATCTTTTAATCCATCATATCCAGCCTGTCCAAACCATTTACTTACAGAAAGTTCCTCTTGATATCTCTTTCTGATAACTTCTGCTTTTTCAGAAGTAGCTGCATAAATCTTAAATTTCCTCTGTTTTCCTTTAGCTTTTGGTGTTGCTTTTGGTGTTGCTTTTGGTGTTGCTTTTGGTGTTGCTTTTCTTGATGCTTTTGGTGTTGCTTTTCTTGATGCTTTTGGTGTTGCTTTTGCTTTTGGTGTTGCTTTTCTTGATGCTTTTGGTGTTGCTTTTTTGTTAGAGGATGCAAGAATTTTTCTTCCTAAAACTCCCTCTTTTTTTACACATCGCCCGGTAGCCGGATTTCTAACTTTTCCTTGAGGACAACTAGAAGACATTTTATATAGAAATTATTTTTTAAAATCTTTTATAAACAAGTCAGCACTCTTAAAAGCAGTTTCTAAAACGGTAAGTTCAAATAAGTTATGAGGACCAACAGAATATAGATTATCTATTTTTCCTTTACTAGTTAAAGGCCCTTCTCGAAAGGGATTGTAAGCAGAGTGTTCCATGTCCCAAAATTTGTTTTTCTTATCATAAACAACCCCTTTGGATACAGTAACGTTATATGGAGTAATAGACATACCAAAAACTAACGAAAGTTGTCTCAAAGATTCGTTGATAACAAGATTAATATCTTCAATATCGTTAACTTTCTTTTTTAAATGAGATGATATAGAATTTGTATCAACAATAACACAAGACCACACCTCTTTAATAAAACCGTTTTTACTAGGTTCGTTGGAGTAGTTATTAATATTTAGAACTTCGATACCCCAATCTGAAAACATTTTTGTTTTCCAGAGATTAATATTTCTAAGTTTTTCTGTAAAGTGAAGTTGGAAACCTAATCCAGAATAAGAGGATTCTATGCAGTATTGTTGAAATCTACTTTTCTCCATCCAATTTGATTGTATGTCTATGGAACATTTATTTACTAGCGTTTTCAATGGATATAGAGGGAAAGCACATATATAAACATCGGCATTGCAATTTTGTAAAGAGGTTTTTGCTTCTATTATCGTGTTATCTTTAGATTTCAAATGTAACAATTTAGAATCTTTGAAAATTTTTACATTATCTCTTTGAGATAGTTCTCTTTCCCATTTCATTATCCAAAGATCATTGTCTTTCGATTGTATTAAATTTGAACCCTGTCCTTCTTTTATTGTTTTGAAGAATATATAAGCCAACATTTCGTTTTCATTAGTAGCAAGCGACAATCCAAGTTTTCTTAACGCCCTTTGTCCTTCTTCAGAAATATGATTATCGTCTAACCATTCCTTTAATGTTCTCTTATCGTCTTTTTTTAGAGAATACATAGAACTCACAAACTTAGATATATCAGTAAGACTTAGATTGCTATAGAAATAATTTAAAAACATAGTCATCGTATATAACTTTGATCCGTAGACATAATCTGTTTTTATATCATATTTTTTAAAAATTTTTAACGCCTCTTTATAGGAGGAACTCATAACTCTAGGAGAATGTTCTGTATAGTATCCATTTTCCCAATCTACTTTCCAACACCCACCAAGTTTATTTTCTTTATCATGAAGTTCTACAGTATGGCCTTCTTTAGAGAGTTCGTCTGTCAAACGCAACCCTGTAGGACCTCCGCCGAAGATACAAATATACATTTTTATATTTGTATTATTTTAAGTATTAAAAATGAATATAATAGTAGCAGCTAGAAGAAAGTGGATAGATGCTCTTCATAATAAAAATATGTATAACATACTTGATTGTTATCACAAAAATCACACATTTAAGGGGACACTTTCAAGAAAGGTAACATATTCTAAAAATGATATCGATGGATATTTTTCTAATTTATTAGAAATGAAACCCTCTGTTACATTTATTAAAAGTGATTTAAAAAAAATAGATAACCTCTATATCGATTCTGGTACATATGTCTTTACCTTTCCGTCGAGTAAACAATTGAATGCTAATTACCAATTTGTTTACAAGATAGAAGACAATGAAGCGAAGATAGTATCACATTTTTCCTCGTCTATTTAGATTTAAACAGGTAATAAGGAGAACAACACTGGTAAGCGTAAAAATTCCTGTTCTGGGGGTAGTTTTTTGAAAATTTCTGTATCTTCGCATTTCAAAACGAAAAAATAAAATTAGTTAAATTATAAAATGTCTTTTCTTGTAATAACAAGGGGAGAAGCCAAAAATAATCCACTTATCGAGGATACAATTAAAAATCTAGCTCTACTTAATATAAATTTTAACCCAAAATCTTTCGAATATACTAGTCCTCAAGATTTTATATACTATCACATTGATGAAAACTGCAAAATTTCTTTTGCGATGAAAGTTTTATTTTGCTCTAATAATTTTAAGATAGTAGATTTATATTCTGATAACCAACTTATAATGTTATTATCGTTTGTGAATTTTAGAAGCCTAATAGTAAAAACATATAATTCTGTTATAGATAATAGAAATGAAGTTAATATCTTGTGGAATTCAGAGATATGTAATACAGAGATTCGTAATTTTGCCACATTATCAAATATAATGGGTACTTCTACTTCTACATATAACTTCACGTTGGATAATAAAGACAAGATTCATGGTAATGATATAGAGTTTCCTAAACCACCACTTTTATCAACTGTATTTAATACATGTAATTATTAATTTTGAGATATATAAAAATGACTGAGGGAAAAATTAATGTAGATTTAGATCCAAATTGCGACGAAGTAAATATATTGGAAAGAATTCAAAATCTCAAAGAAAGGGACAAAAAATCAGATAAACTACAATTTAAATATTATCCCGCCTCTTTTGTTTTTAATGAAGATAAAATTTCATATCTTCAAAATTTAGGAGGCAACAGATTAAAGCAAACCCACGCAGACTGCGTTATAAATGCATTAGACGCAGGAGGACTTATAAACGCAGACCAAGCAGGGTTGATGAGACTTGTTTTAAGGCGTTGCGAAGAAGTAAAAGATGAAAAATATCATTACGTTGGGATTGGTGATGATATAATAGAAGAGATGATAAGTTTTATAAGCGAAACTCATGGATATAATTTTTATTACAAGATTGTCAGATATTCTATAGATAATATAGTTTTCTTAGCAAAAGCCTTAGAATTTGTTGAAGTTGGTGATTTTTTGATAATATCTTATGAATTTCTGGCGGATAGAAATACTTTATCTCATGTAGTGATAATCAGAAAAGAAAAAGTAGACGATACCATTAAGTTTTTTATTTATGATCAACAGAAAGAGTATATAAAAACCCCTCTTACAGATGAGTATTTTTCCCAATGTACTAATTTTGGTATTGTAATGAGAACCAATGGTATGGATGGTAGAAGAAAACAAGGATTTTATGGTAATATTTGTGGTTATGGGCCTGAAAAATATTTAACAATAAATCAAATACAATATAAAGAAGAAAAAATAGAGGAATCAAAAATGTTCTTAGGGGATATTTTTACAGGAACAGCACAAGTCTCTATCATAGAAAAATATAAGGAAACAATTTTTAGAATGCATGAAAATTGTTTCAAGGAATCAGTTTCTGATTATATAACAGGAAAAGATTATATGGAAAAATTATTCGAAACACCCGGAAGATTTTGTTATGTTTTACATCCGAATAGAGAATTGAGAGAAAATAGATTAATGGCTTTCTGTTTCATACATAAAAAAGTAGAGGAAGGACGGGAATATTTCTATATAAGCGATGTATGCATTAATCCAGACTATAGACGGAGAAATGTCTGTGTTGCTTTGATTAAATATGTTACAAAATTCTATCAGTCTGCAGAATTCCTTGTTCTAGATGTTTTGAGGTTTAATGAAGGGGCTATAAAATGTTATGATAAACTAGGTTTTTCTTTATTGAAAGATGAACAGTTTTCGAAACTAGATGTTTCTAAATCTCAATCCGTTACAATATACAGTTATAAATTATACAAACCTACAAATAAATGTCAAGATACAGGATTCCACGAATACATAAATGAACCAAAATGGTATTTTCTAACACCTGGGGGAGAGTATTATAAAATTGGTCTTAGTTCCGATTTTATCATTACTAGTGAAATCAACTAAATTTTTAAAATAAGTTTTAAAAATTTTTATGCCATATATTTATCATAAAATTCACACGCCTTTGGGTACAAAAAGTTAAACCAGTAATCATAATCTACCTTCACGTTTTGAATGTAGATTTTCTTATCTTCAATACCATAAACGACATATAACATATTTTTTCGTCCGGTTATAACGCCGTTTCCGATAATTTGATCATAATGAGATTTCCAAATACAATCTGTGTTAGACATGTCTTTGTTATTAAGCAGAGGTTTATACATTCTTGCTGGGCACTTAATTTCTACTCCGGTATATTCGTCAACAATACCATCCAACGATGCACCAAAACGAGTATCTGATTTCCATACAGCAAATCCTGTTTCGCTTATTTCTTTATCAAATTTTGTTTCAAGATAAGTTCTCACAATTGGTTCATATTCATTACCCTTCCTCATCCGTTCTTTTGCTTCTACAGAAAACTCCTGTTTAATTTCTCCTTTCAATATTTTAGCAATCCGTTCTGGTTCGTACTTCTCGAAAGGACAATGACCCACAACCTTTCCAAGATTAGACGCTGTGATGCGACCTTTACGCATCTGTAACCAGTCATCACTTCCTTGAGCGGTATCATATAGGTAGTAATCTTGGTATTCCTTCATTTTATTTTTATATTTCTCATTAAATTTTCGATTTTTAAATTGTTTGACTTTTAGTATATCTAAAATGAGATATGATCCTATTTTTCGATATAAAGGCTGGGATAGAAGAGTATTTAAGAAAAATAAAGGATATGTCGGGAATGTCAACGACCACCATATTATACCAAAACAATTTAAGAATCACCCACTTTTGAAAAAGGTAGACTATGATATACATTCAAGGTTTAACTTGTTGATTATGCCAACCGAAAAAGGAGTCAAAAACTTAAAATTACACCCAGATACAACTTATCATTGCTCTCATCCACGATATAATAATATGGTAAAATTAGAACTTGATAAAATATATAAATCTGAATGCAGCGAATATCAACTCTGGTTATTTACATGTTGGTTAAAGAAAATCTTAACAGACTTATAATTTTACATCTATAAAATGACTGAATTTGACAGAAATGATATCATCAGAGAAAATAATTACAATTTTAACAAAGACGCTCCGGAAAGCTCATATAGTAGTCAAAAATCGTGGTGGCTTATAGGTATTTTGATAGGTTTTATTATGAATTTTATAGCATTTCTTGCTTTTTATGTTTTTCACAAAAGAGAACACTTTAAAAAGGCAATGACTTAAAAAGATGTTCGTTAAAAATATAATATCTGGTTCTATAATAATACCAGATAAGTTAAGAATATCTGTTTTTAAACCACAAGGGTTAAGAAGAATAATAGAGAGTATACCACCCGATAATTATATTTTAGGAGTTGGGTACAAGGAAGGAGACCATCAAATATGTATTAGTGGTAAGAAAAAATCTGGAGAATTGTTAGGTGATGCTATTAAAAGAGAAACACAAGAAGAACTTTCTTTATCTTTTAACACGGAACCAAAAATAGTATTAAAATATGGAAAAAACTATTTTTATAAAATTAACATTAACCAAACTATAATAACCAATAGTTCGTATAATATAAATTATGGATTAGATACTAATGAAAGAGTAGTTTGTTGTGTACATGG